GCCAATGTAGTATTGGTTTCGAGCAACACAGTTTTGTTGTTGGACAATAACATATTCACCACCACCCCTGCTAACTTCTTGGTATTAAAAGCAAGCGCAGCAGTGGAGGCAGAGAAGTTGACGCAATCAAAATCAACATTGTTGAACACGTCAATGCTCACAGCCCCATCAACTTTATTCCCTGCGTACACACAGCAGGCCAATGTAATGACGATCACACCTGTGAGTTACAAGGTTCCGGGCCAAGTGATTGCTAACTACTTCAGATACCCATTCGTTCCAAAGTGGACATACATTAGCTTGGCAGGTGGTGAGCCTGTATTTGATCAGACTCAACCCGACTATCAAGATTTTGAATTGTCTCCCGACTATGAGTACAAGTTGGCTACCAAGATATTGGAATACGCCGGTATGTCTATCAGAGAGGCTGAGGTGGTTCAATTCGGAATGACACAACAAGCCCAACAACAACCATAAACCATGGCTTATATATCCCAATATCAATACTACGAAAACAGCGGTGCTACTCCAGAGAATGAGAACTGGGGCTCATACCAATATGTAAGTCTACAAGATATCGTCAAGAATTTTCAGTTGATGTATGCGGGCAACCACTCACTAGTCAACAATGAGGAGCGGTATCGGATACTATTCCACGCAAAGAGAGCGGTGCAAGAGTTGAACTACGATGCATTCAAGGAGATTAAAGTCCTTGAACTCACCGTTGGTAGTAACTTGAGGTACATTCTCCCTAGCGATTTTGTCAATTGGGTACGCATTTCTTTGTTCAGAGATGGTCTATTGAGACCAATGACAGAGAACGTTCAGATACTTTCTTCTAGCGCTTACTTGCAAGATAGCAAAGCCAACATCTTATTCGATCAGAACGGGAATATCTTACAACCACAGAACTCTCAGATAGACATGGAGCGCTTGAAGGGAACCAAGAGAAATATCTACTTGAATCCGGGCGGAATGTTTGACGGGCAAGAGGGTTGGAACATCGATGGCAATTGGTATTTTGACTATGGTATTGGCGCGCGCTTTGGATTAGAAACAGAGGTAGCGAACTTCAACCCAACATTCGCCATCGACAAGAAGGCTGGTGTAATCAACTTCAACTCTGACATGTCAGACCAACAATGTATCGTTGAGTACGTGTCAGACGGCATGGAGAACGGAGACGATTCTTTGATAACTGTTAATAAGTTGTTTGAAAAATATGTGTATGCCTATATTCAGTACGAGATACTCAGTTCTAAGTTGGGCGTACAAGAGTACGTTGTGGCTAGAGCAAGAAAAGAAAAGTCTGCATTACTTAGAAACGCAAAAATAAGATTGAGCAACATTCATCCCGGCAGACTATTGATGAGTCTTCGTGGTATGGACAAGTGGATAAAGTAACATGGCGAACACTACAAGGAATTTCATAGCAGGTAAAATGAATAAGGCCGTCGATGAACGCCTTATTCCTGATGGGCAATATATCGATGCTCTCAATGTTCGTATGGGTGCCACTGAGCAATCAGAGATAGGTGTCATAGAGAACACCAAGGGCAATACATCTTTGACCGCTTTGACCTATATAGATGGCACGCCATTAAGCGCGGATGCGAGATGCATAGGATCACTTGCTGATGGAGAGAAAGAAACTATCTATTGGTTTATCCATGACTCCAACTTTCCAGTTGGTGCCACTGGCAAACTTGATATGATTGTTTCCTTTAATACGTTAACAAACATATTAACCTACCACATCATCAGTATCAACGATGGTAATGGTGACAATACCACGCTTAACTTCAATCCAAAATACTTAATCACTGGTGTCAACATAGTAAAGACAGGTAATCTCGATGAGAGTTTATTGTTCTTTACGGATGATTATAACCCACCAAGGTTCATCAATGTACGCAGAGGGTATCCAAATCCCATTGCAAACTTAGATAAATTCAGTGCTGAGTCAATCCTTGTTGTAAAGAAACCACCGGCTGAGGCTCCAACAATCAACCCTATCGTGACGGGTGGTCAAGACAACTTCCTTGAAACGAGGTTCATTTGCTTTGCTTATAGATACAGGTACGCAGATGGAGAATACTCAGCAACGTCTCAGTTCTCACCACCAGCGTTTCTGCCGAACTCATTTCGATTTAGTATAGATAGTTACCTAAACGAGGGGATGGTCAACAGGGCGAACGCTGTGGAGGTTACGTATAATACCGGAGGTCCGCTAGTAGTTGGTTTTGATTTGCTATTCAAAGAAGCTAATGGTAATGTGATTCGCGTTATCGAGAGACTAGACAAGACTACCGGTGACAATGTGGATGTGACATTCACTTTTAATAACAGCAAGATATTCACCCTATTGCCTACGGCAGAATTGCTTAGGCTTTATGACAACGTGCCATTGCTTGCAAAGGCTCAGACGTTAATGGGCAACCGATTGATGTATGGCAACTATGTGGAAGGCTACGACTTAATTGACCACAATGGTCTCCCTGTTTCGTTGGAATATCAAACTAGTTTAGTAACTGAGATAATTGGTGAAACAGAAATCCTAGATTCGACAAGCACAGGTACTTACAGCATTGATGGGGTTCAGACGATCCCTGCTTCTATATTTGAGATTGACTTGGCAGGTACCGACCTAGTGGCAGGTTCTGCAATAAGCGTAGAGTTTACATTCAATCACCAATCTTTCAGTGGTTCTCCTGTTCCATCTGAGACCACTACAAACATATCTTTAACCTTTTCGTTCTATCTATCCACTTCATACTCATCTGTTTATGCATTAGCAACAAGCCCAGAGTTCCAAGAAGCGGTAGGTACAACAGGAAATATTAAGCCTGTATTCTCTTCTGTCCCCGGTACAGAGACATCATGTGATGGAACAACACTTACTGACCAAGTGAACTGCGCTGCGCCTAACAACTTGGACGCTTTGATAAAGTTTGCTAGTGGTATTAATGGAGTTGGTGAACCTATTGCTATTATCACAAGCCCTGCTAGTACAGTGATTGGCTTCCAATTGCCGGCAATAGAATACGTTGACAACACGACTACCCCAACAGTTCAAATCTATGAGTACTACGAGGTTGTATTTGTTGAAGCCACATTCCAAGAGATTGCCAATCCGCAAAGTCTCCATAGTAACAGAGATTATGAGATTGGTATTGTGTACATGGACGAGTTCAATCGCTCAACCACTGCATTAGTTAGTGAGCAGAATACCACTCACATCCCTTGCGCTTACTCTGCAAATCAGAACTCGATCTACGTAACGATACCGGTAACACAGGTAGCGCCAGTTTGGGCAAAGAGATACAAGTTTGTAATCAAGCCCGATGAAGAAAATTATGAGACCATTTACACATCTATATTCTTTCTTGACCCATATTCAAATGATGCGTACTTTCTATTGGAAGGCGAGAATTCAAAAAAAGTTGAAACAGGAGACAGATTAATTGTAAAGGCTGATACCACTGGCCCTACTCAGCAATGCGTATACGCTACAGTTCTTGAGAAGGAATCTAAAGCAGCGGACTTTATCACTGTTCCGAGTACATTGGATCCATCAGTAGATCTTCCTGTGCCATCAGGCGTTTACATGAAGATCAACCCGAACAGTTTCAATGTGGTTAACGACGAGTTGGCTATCATAGCGCCGGGTAAAAGCGTAGTCAATCAAGATGATGCAAACGAGTATCCATTACTTGGGTACCCGATGAACAGATTTGACACAGTAACATCTACATATGTAGACTACGACGTACCTGCTGGAAGTCGTATTCGTTTGTACTTCAAGTTCGAACGTTTGGGTACGGGTGACGGAAGTAGAAAATGTGAAAGACGTATCTATACATTAGATAAAACATTGATTGCATCTTCTAACTATGACAACATGGTTGATTGGTGGAACGGAGACAATGTGCAAGCAATATTAAATGATGGTATTAGTGATGTTGGCGGAAACAATTGCGCGGTAGACAACCAATACATCCCAACAATAACGAACAACAACGTAGATATTCCTACTGCGCTGTGTACGAATTATTACAGATTCTACAGAGACCTGCTATCAAATCAATTACTGTTGTTGGTTACAGGAACAGAAAGTTGTTCGGGCGCATTCAGTAAGACTAAGAGAAGATCTAGCATCACCGCCAACGTTGAGGTGTTTAGAGCAGATACTACTTTAATATTTGAGACGCAACCAATCGATGCATTACCAGATGTATTCTTCGAGAACGATTTGTCTTTCTCAATCGATATAGATGGCAACCATAGTGGTAACGTAACGAATCAAGATATTGCTTTGGGGATTGCTGGCGTGGTAGACACGAAGTTCTTCAACTGTTTTGCTTTCGGTAACGGAGCAGAGAGTTACAAGATCAGAGACTCTGTCGTTGGAAGACCATTCAATCTAGGCAACAGAGTAACATCGGTATCAGAGCAGGACTACAGACAGGTGGACCGCTACGCTGACGTTACCTATAGTGGTATATATAATGACGAATCGAATCTCAATAGGCTGAATGAGTTTAACTTGGGTATACTAAACTTCAAAGCATTGGAAGATTCCTTCGGTCCCATTTACATATTGGATGGCCGTAGAACCGACATGCTTGTTCTTCAAGAGGACAAGATATCCTATGTACTTGTAGGCAAGAACATTCTATCCGATGCCGGAGCAGGCAGTGCGCTTACATCAGTTCCAGAAGTATTAGGAAATCAGGTTGCTAAAGTTGAAAACTATGGTATTAGTTTTAACCCAGAGAGTTATGTTCAGTGGGGGTACGATAGATACTTC